CTACCACCGTCGGATGTACTTATTCCGTTGACGAATGATATACATTGAAATCCATTTTGAGATGCAGATACAGAAACTTTCCATCTCTCATTTTCTTGAATTACTCGTGGGCTTGATTTAATATTTCCGATGTAAACAGAAATGTAGTCTGAGAAATTTTTTATAGGCAATTTTTTACCATTTAGAAAGACTTCTACATACTTTGGAGTTATAGCACATATGTCAAAAACTCTTTTTATTAGAACGTCGGTTGTGTCATCTGATATACACTCGACACCAAATTTTTCGAAATCTGGGTGAAAAGTAATTTTAGTAAATTCTTTTGTGGACGATGTAATTACTGGTTTTCCGATAATACTCAGATTTTTTTCGTAAGTTTGTGTGTATTTTTTACCAGCTTTTGCAGTTTCGACAACAAATTTTGTAGAAAATATAGCAGTAAGTTTAGCTCCTAGACCGTTTAATCCACCGGTAGTTCTTTTGACAGAGTCGTCATAATTACTCGATGTTAATAAATTAGCAAAGATTAGTTCTGGAATATAAATATCGTATTCTGGGTGAATTTCAATAGGTATCCCGGAGTCGTTATAAACTGAAATCGATTTATCAGATATTTCAATTTTTATACATTTCACCAATTTATTTCTCTGTACTTCATCGGTTGCATTCACCAATATTTCGTCAAATATTTTATATATTCCTGGGTTCCACTTACACATTTTAATTTCGGAAGTATTAGTTTCTAGATTTATAATCCAAGAGTCGCCCGTTGTACATTTTGTATCCCCGATGTACATCCCCGGTCTAGCCAGTATGTGCTCTATTTGTGTATATTTTTTATAGTTGTCCGTCATTGTATCCTAATCGTTTTATTTGGTATTTTTTTAAACTATTTTTTTTTCAGCAATATATTTAACGTTTTACAATTTTTTACATTTACATTTTGAGTTCTTCGATGTATTTATCAATTTGATTAATAGTATGTATGCCATTTATTTTCTTAATTTTATCTTTGTATTTAATTATTATGTACGGAATAGTGTAAATTTTATTTTCCATTAAATATGATTCAAAATTTTCGTTGTCAAAAGATATATAATAAATAAGTGAATTTGGAATATTTATAAGAATTTTATCAATTTCGATACATGGAATACACCAATCTGTTCCAAATTTAAAAAAAACGATGTTATCCCCGTGGTCAATATTGATTAGATTATTGAATGTTTTCAAATCTTTAATAGTAATTCCCATTATAATATACTATTATAATACATTTAAATCTTAATATTACATTATACTACATTACACTACATAACATTTAAATATATAACATATTGAAATTAATAAAACTGAATTGGTTTAATTTTATACTTTATTTTATAAATAAAATGTAATACAATGACATTTCTAGATTTTTACAAATTAGATTTAATGCATTTAATTATAATAGCGTTTTCAAGTTTTGTATTTTATATGTTATTAAATAAATTGGACAGGGAAGAAAAATATAAAAAGCTGTGTTTTGGAATATCATGCTTTTCTGGTATAATAATTAGTATAATAATTTCATATTACACTCTTGAAACTGATATGCCCCTAACCTCTAATTATTATGAGTAAAGTATTTTATTGTAATGTATATTTTATTGTAATGTATATTTTGTGGAGTATTTTTCTTTTAAAAATATTATTAAATTAATAATGTCTATTAGTTTATCAAAATTTAAGCCGAAAAGTATAGAAGCAAGAAGAACTACCGGAGCGGGTCCTCCAACTATAGTCTTCATAGGAAAACGCGGCACTGGAAAAAGTACATTAGTTGCCGATATATTATATTACATGAGGCGTATAAAAGCAGGTGTCGCTATATCTGCAACTGAAGACGGAAACGCGTATTATTCTAAGTTTATTCCTGAAATATTGATTCATTCAGAATACAAGCCTGAAATAATTCAACAGGTTATAACTAGACAAAAAAAAGTAATTAATTCTGATACAAAGACCCCGGATGGCGATGTTTTTGTTTTATTAGACGATTGTATGTACGACAAACGAATGATTAGGGACGTTAATATAAGAGGTATATTTATGAATGGAAGACATTGGAGAATATCTTTTATGTTAACTATGCAATACTGTATGGATTTGCCACCTGATTTAAGATCTAATATAGATTACGTTTTTATTTTAAGAGAAAATATTATTCAAAATCAGGAAAAAATATACAAGAACTTTTTTGGAATTTTTCCACATTTTAGCGTATTTCAAGATGTTTTAAATAGTTGTACAGAAGGCTACGATTGTTTAGTATTAGACAATACATCAAAAAGCAATAACATTCAAGATTGTGTATTTTGGTACAGAGCAAAACCAACTAGAAATTTCAAAGTTGGAACTAAAGAACTTTGGAAATATTGTAAGAAAAATTACGATGAAAAAAAAGCTAAAAATGTACCAGAATATGATAAAAAACACATGAAAAAGAAAAATACTCCGAGCATTTTAGTTAAAAAAATTAAATAAGATAATTTGATGTAATTTGATGTAATTTAATGTAATTCTATTTAAAACTTATTTAAATACAAAAAAATAGTGTTTTATGGATAAAATTGAAAAATTACTGAAAATACCTCAATACGAACAACGATCCCCAGAATGGTTTAAACAGCGCGAAAACAAATTGACAAGCTCAGACGCGGCAACTGCTTTAGGTATTAATCCATATCAAAAATCACATGAAGTTCTTTTTAAAAAATGCGGACACGATTTAAATCCGTTTGTTGGAAACGTAGCTACTCTACATGGCCAAAAATACGAAGACGAAGCTATAAAAAAATATTGTAAAATTACCGAACGTGTAAATTACAATTATGGATTAATAGCTCACGAAGATGTATATAATAATAAAGATTATTACTGGTTGGCAGGTTCTCCAGATGGAATTGCTATTTCTAAAACAGAACCTAATTCTAAGCCAATATTATTGGAAGTTAAGTGCCCTTACAGACGAGTTATAAAACACGGACAAATTCCGGATTATTACTTTCCACAAGTTCAATTAAATATGTTTATATGCGATTTAGAAATAGCTGACTTTATCGAATATAGACCGCCAAATGAGATTAACATTGTACGCGTTAATAGGGACGAAGATTGGCTAAAAGAAAATCTTAAAAAATTGGAATTATTCTGGAAAGAAGTAGAATTTTATAGAAATAATAATATCAAATCTCATCCAAAGTTTCCTAAACAAAAAAATATTATTAATCTGATGGATAACTTATCCATTCGTTCATTTAATGAAAATGAAAAAAATTATGAACATGAAAATTATTCCGATTCAGAAACGGTTATTTTAAGCGATTACAGTATCAAAGAGCCAGATGAAAAAACGAAATTGAAAAGTAAATGTAAATGTAAAAGTAATTGTAATTCCGAATATATTATTTTAAACAATTATAGCATAAAGGACGTTTAAATATCTTTATTGCTAAAAAAAATTAGATTTAAAAGATTAATTTATATTATTATTAAGAAATGGGAATCCGTGGCCTGAACAATCTCATAAAAAAATACTCACAGGATGCGGAGACTATCGTGGACATAAAAGAATACTCTGGGTGCATTTTTGCAATAGATTGCAGCATTCTTTTATATAAATTTAAGTATGCTTCAAAAGCAGAAAATTCTCATTTAGTTGGTATAGTAAATAGAATTAAATATTATATGTCTAATTCTATTCTACCTGTATTTATTTTTGATGGAAATCCACCCGATGCAAAACGAAATACAATTCAAAAAAGACACGACAGTAAGGAAAGATTATATGTTAGAATTGAAGAATTGAGAACATTAGAAAATAATTGTGAAACTGAAGAAGATAAAAAGGTTTACTCTGAAGAAATTACAAAATTATCTTCTCAAATAATAAGAATTAAAAAATCGCATATAACAGAATGTAAAGAACTTTTAGAAAAATCTGGCATACCATATTGCACCGCACCCGCCGATGCTGAAAAATATTGTGCATTTTTACAAAAAAATGGTCTTGTAGATTATACTGTAACAGACGATACAGACGCATTGACATTCGGATGTAATAAAATTATTAAAACTTCAATTAACAAAATAATCCAAATAGATACTAGAAAAGTGCTTGAAAATTTTGGTATGACAACGGAGATGTTTGTAGACTTTTGTATTTTATCTGGTTGTGATTATTCTGATACTATCGCAAGCATTGGTCCAGTTACATCATTTAATATTATAAAACAACACAAATCAATTGATAATTATATTGAAAGTTTGGCTGTAAAACCAGAAAGGTTTGATTTTGAAACTGCTAGAAAAATATTTACCGATTTTGAGTACGCAATTCCTGAAAAGTTTAAAATAAATACTTACGACAAAAAAGAACTTCTAAAATTTTTAGAAGATAATAATTTTAAAGAAAATATAATTGTTAAATTTTTTAAAATATTGAATTGAAAATGAAATAAAAATGAAATAAAAAATGAAATAAAAAATGAATTAATTTTAAAATTATTTTCTTTTCTAAATATTAAAAAGATAATGTACGGTGATTATGATATGGATTTTGGTCGCAAGAGACGTGTAGGTCGCCCCCGTGGTCGCAAAGGCGCCCGCGGCAAATCGGTAATTGTTAAGGGTCGTAAACGCAAGGTTTACAGAGGTAAAAACGGTGCTTTATACTATCGTTCGCGCTCTGGAAAAGTTTATCTTTCGGCGAGACGTATGAGAAAAATGCGCGGCCGTCGTGGCCGCAAGAGTGCTCGTCGCGTTCGTCGCGGTCGCAGCGGCCGTCGTCTAAAGATGACTAAGTCTGCCATCGCTGCTCGCCGCTCTTACCGTCGCCGGAAGGCTCGCATGAGCTTCTTCGGGTCGTATTAAATATTAGATATTAAATTATAAATAAATACTAAAAGTGCAATATAAAAAATCATGTCCATATTATTAGACATGATTTTTTATACCTTTGGCATTTAAAGTGCTTGATTTATTTTATTTAATTAAATCATATTTAGTTATATTTTCATTTTTAAAATGCAACAACTTTTCAATATATCTTATAGAAGCTGGATAATTATCACTAACACGTAAAATTTTAATAGATTCTTCGTTATTTTCATAATTTTTTTCATTTTCAGTAAAATGTATATCTATTACACATCCATTTTTATATTTATCTAATTTTTTGATATTATCAATGTACATTTTACCATGTTCATCAGAGAAGTATATTTTAGCAAAAGGTACATCTTTCTTATAATTTGTAGCATACAATAATAAATCTGAATTTATTTCTTCAACTTTCAGACTTATGTATACATATTCACTAGGTTGCCATTTAAAACAACCATGATTAATTCCAACTATAATTGGAAAGTTATTAGATACAATAAATATTTCTTCTTCATATGGAATTATTGACTCAATTAGAGTAGATATTTCAGTAAAGTATTCACAAACGTCAAAAATTGGATTATATGTATTTTTCATAAAATTTTCAGCCTCTGTAATTCGTTCTATAAATTCATAAGTATTAATTTTAACTCCGGAAATGTAAATACTGTCATAAATAATAATTTTATCACCGAGTATCGTGACATCAAATATACTATTTCTATAATACTCAAAGTGACAATCTATATTTAATAGATAAATACTGAAATCTCTCAAAATTAAAACTGGCTTTTTATCTCCTGAACTGTCCGTGAATAAAAATAAAATTCCCCTTTTTTCTCTTTTTGTATTTTTTTTGTAGTAATAATATACGAATGAATTAAGTTTAAATAAATCTTTTTTTTCGATGTATTCACATATCTGATATGGAAAAAAATAACCAGTTTTTCCACACCACAAATTATTTAATAAAAAAATAATCTTTTTTCTTTCTTTTTCATCTGTAATCTCAATCATATTTATATAATATATTAATCATTCTTTATATAAATTATAATTTCAAATTACATATTATATAAAGAAGATAAAGAATTATTACTAATTATGTGTTTGTCAAAAAAAGAAGAAATACTTATAGAATTTTTAATTTTATTTTACAAAGACCGAATTGAAATATTAAAAGATATAATTTATCAAAATAATCCCTTAAGTTTACGTTTAATAGACTGGTTAGTAACCAATTATTCTAAGAAGTATAATATAATATACCCAATTAATAAAAAAGGAGAAGACGTTATATATTTTAACATATATTTAGACTATAAAAATCAATTGAAAGCGTATTCTAAAAAATTTTTCGATCCCTTTTGTAGACAAAAACGAATAATTATAGATTGTGAAACTTTTTTATGGAAAGAATATTCAGAACCAGACCCCGATTCTACCAATGATTCTACTAATATTGTAAATGTAAATGTAAATGTAAATGTAAATAAAAATAATTTTGTAATAACTACGGTTGGACAACTTAATTTTTTCAGGTGGTTTTTAGAAAATAAAATTTTTGAATACGCTATAGCAAATATAAAATTAATAGATTTTGATATGAGCAGTGTTTTTATTAACAAGAAAAAAGGAAAGAGAATAGTTTTATCTCAAAATGCTGTTAAAGGCGTTTTTACGAGTTCTCAAGTTGTTACGCTGAAATTTTAAAATGTTTACAGATAATAAATGAGAAATAAATGTTCAAAATTCGGTAAATATCCTTTTGAAAAACCGTCCCCGATACCAATAGCAAATGAAAGAAATCTTGAATTTGCTCGATTACAAAGAGAGGTTCAAGAGGTTCAACGAATTAACGCTATACATGATAACTCTTTGGCTCTTGCTAGACAGGTTATTAAACGTATAAGAGACACCGTTAACGCAGAAATGTCTGGACACCGCATAATTCCAGCAACTGATCCTGTGTCTTTCGAAGTAAAAGTTATTTTACAAACTTTACGTGTTAATTTTGAAACTTTTGAAAGAATCAAGGCAGAAAAAGCGGAAAAAGATTTACTTTTACAAAATCAGGTTGTAAAACGAAGACTTCATAATCTTCGAATTCGGGACGAAGGAATTGCAGAAAAGGCTAGAATTATGTTTGAAACTTTTTATAATTTAGTTTTTCCCGTTTTTAATATTTATCTAATGGATACTGTATTAATTGAAGGAATTCAAAACCCGAATCTTTTGATGGCGCGTTCTAAAGAAATTACTAAATATATTGAATTGCTTCTTGGATTTCAAGAGGATTTACGTAGAGCAGAACGTGGAGTATTCACTGATATTAATACATCTTCATTCGGCATGCCCGGTGGTGGTAGTCTTTCATTCACCGATAATTACGAACTACCTTTGCAGAAAATTAAACAGGAAAAAAATTTTTAAAGTTTATTTATAAAAAAATCGAATCTGCGTCAAGTAAATTTTTAGATAAACTTTCTACTCTTAATTCACCTAATATGTGGAATAAACTTATTCTTGAGATGTTGATATATATAAAAGTTTTACGTACTCTGTATTATGATTTATCTGACCGAGTTGCAGTGCAGAGCGGATTTGAAATTAGACAATTCCATAGAGATTTGCGTAGAAGCAGTATGGCTACACTAGACGCAACGATACAAATCTACCGCACTCGTATTAATCAATTTGCTTTTGGAATCGTAGAAATATCGGAACAAGACCAAAATGTTCTTGAATTTCACGTAGCGCAAAGGCGCATTGTGGATATATCTGGACTTGTAACTTTTTACATACGAAAATTCGGGCGACACATTGATGAAACGCCATATCCTAATAATGGGTATTATATTCTTAATGATATAAATAAATTTATCGGTGAAATGTTGGGACTTTTTGGTATGCCTCAAGAACTTATTATGCATGTTTAAATAACTAAAAATTAATAAAATCATGAATCTTCATTTATAAAAAAAATCTTTTGGTATTTATAAATTGTAAATGAGAGGTTATGCTAGAACTGTGCAACTAGCTTTAAGTATAATATCGGAATTTGCTTCGGACATTGTGGATGCGTCTACACCTAATGAGATTTACGAAGCATATATTAAGGCAACTAGGGGAAATCTCGTTCAAAGTTTACCAGAACCAATTAAGGGTCGAACTATTAGTCAAATAGAAAAACTTTGGGCAGAGAAATCGCCAGAGTTTGCTTCGGAGATAATATCTTCATTTACTTCATCTATGAGTGGATTGTCTACTGGAATGGATTTATATACTGAATATTCTAAGATTGTATTAGGGGAGCATGTTGCAAGTTTACCACAGCCACTACGGGGCGAAACTATTGGTAGATTAGCAGATATATGGTTGGCCGAAACTCAGCGTCGGCGAGGAAGTACATCATTTGGTAAATCTATTTTACATTTTCTTCAAAAGTTAGCTAAACGTAATGGGATTTCTATTTTTAAAATGAGAAAGGACAGAAAAGGATACACAAAAACGTTATTGAGTGTACCTCAACTAAAGTCTAGATTAACAAGACATGGAATAAGTTACAAAATGAAAACGAATCGTTTCGGAATGCAGGGTTCTTCAGAGGCTGTTGAAACAGAAAGCTTAGGTGTTCCAGTTAGAGTACTACTAGATCGTGTACTTGCTAGAATTGAAGTTCCTGCTCCAGCTACTAATCACACAGATTTACTTGAAGCATATAGATTAATTAGGTTGTTTCCTCAGGCTTCCTTAGAATCAACGCGTGCTCAACGTGATTTAGATAGTGCCGAGATGCGTAGTCGCGTTGCGTGGTGCACAGGAATTGGCGGTAGCAGAGACATTGAAACTACAACATTTACAGACGGTTTTACAGGTAATGATAGAGACATCGTTCTTCCTCGAATTACATCTGGAAGACTTCCCAGATTTGAATTGCTTAGAAGATACATTCGAAATAATTTAAATCCCCGTGACAGGACACCAACTGGAGACACATATGAAAATTATCCAACTGGGTATAATATATCTTAATTAATTTAAAAAAAATATTTTCATTCTAATAATGAGTATGCGTAATTTAAATTATGGAAAGGATTGGTTTGACACTTTTCACTCTGAACTAAGAGCTCCTCTAAAACAAGTGAATGTAAACGTGATGTATCCACAGATGGCTCCGTGCCCACCTGGTTACAAGTACCGACCAAAACGTAAACCAGGTCAAAGGAAGTGCACTAAAGAAACTGTTAAATCTGTTCTTAGTTTTCTTCAAATTTTAGCAACACAAAATAGAATTTCAATTTTTAAACCAAGAAAAGACAAAAAAGGCTACACAAGAACTTTATTGACTATACCTCAACTAAAGTCTAGATTAACAAGACACGGGATAAGTTACAAAAATAATACATCGAAATTTGGTATGGAGCAGCAAAATCCGCCTTGGAGAGATTCACAGGATCCTCCATTTCATGGAATGTCTGAAGAAGATTATAACGAGGTTCAGGCTATGATACGGAGCCGTCCTCAAAGACAACGTCAACCTCGCCAACCTTTGACACCGGAACAATTAGCATTACGAGCTGAACTGTGGGAGGGTCGCGCAGAAGAACTCGAATCTCGGGGCGAATCTTCTGAAGGTTGGACAGAGTGGCGAGATGGACAAAGAGTTCCATTGCCATCATGGCGTGAAATACTTGAAGCTAGGCGCGCGAGAGGTAGTCAAGGCGCAATACAAGATGCGGTGGCAAGATATTTGGAATCTAATCCACCAGGCGCTGGAGCGGCATTCGGAGTTTTACAACCGATAAGGAGCATATCCGATTCAAGAAATGTACGCAGAGATTCTGAAGACGCACTCCGTGAAATGCGGAATCTACGCAGAAGACGTGGGAGGGAACTTATGCGTAGAGAAATTGCCGGAGATATTATTTTTCCAGACCGCCCATGGCATAGAGCAACACCCCCTTATGCGACTACAATTCAAAGATATGCCCGCGGAATGATGGCTAGAAATACAATTTAAAATATTTAAAATATTTATAATATAATAAAATGAATTATAGCCGTGGTGCGCCGTATAGTTACAATGATTGGTTACGAGATATTCGCGTGGAATTAGATATTCCACTGGGCGGTAGCGAAGCGTATCTAAGAGATAAAGCAAAATACGATAAAATTAAAAAGGCGAGCCGTGTAAAAGTAAATAAAAGGTGTCCACCAGGATACAAATATAGACCAAAACGCAAACCTGGTCAAAGAAAATGTGCTAAAGAAAAAGTTAGAATATATCTAAGTTTTCTTCAAAAGTTAGCAAAACGTAATGGGATTTCTATTTTTAAAATGAGAAAAGACAAAAAAGGATACACAAGAACTTTATTGACTATACCACAACTAAAGTCTAGATTAACTCGTAATAGAATAAGTTACAAAATGAAAAATACATCTAAATTTGGAATGGCTCCATTAATGGCACTTTCGCTTGCTAGTTCGCTTGCGTCTAGCCCAATGGCTAGGTCGGCGGTTAGTTCGCTTGCGTCTAGCCCAATGGCTAGGTCGATAGCTATGTCGTTGGCAAATAGGGAGTTAGAGAAAGCTAAGAAAAAATCAAAGGGGTACATGGGTTCATATTTCGGAGTTTTACCCATGGGAGGAGGTAAGGGTCCAGAAGAACCGGAAGATCCTAGAATAGCAGCATACGCAATCGAGAAAAAGCAAAAAATTGCTGAACAAAATAGAAAATGGCGTGCAGCAAAAGCCGCAGAAACTGCTGACAAATATGAAGCCGTAAGAGAAGCCGGAATGGATAGAGCGGCAGCAGATGCTATTCGCTACATGGGTATGACTCAAAGAGAGAGACTAACAGCAAAAGCAAAAGAACGCAGAGAACTTGGTAAAAGAGCAAAAGAATATATGGCACAACAGGCGGCGGCACAAGCTTTACTTGCTTCAGCATCCGGCGCAGGTTCGAGTTCTAGCGGAGCAGGACCGAGTTCGGCTGGATTAGATTTTACAATACCAGATGTTGATTTTGGTAGAACGAGATATAATTATTATGGCACACAGGAAATCTGGCAATAAATTGCATTTAAAATTAATGAATTACAATTACGTAATTATTTAAAATTATATATAGACATAAGATATATATAATTAACAATAATGGATAATCCACTAAAACTTTGGTTTTATTCAACTGGAAAAATCGTAAATGATACATCACTGACTACTCATTATTCTATGGAAGGATTTAAACTTAATTTATCAGATGACTACGACACGTTCCAAGAACTTTACGCTAAAAATATAAAATCTAAAAACTGCTTAGTAGAGAAAAAAACCGATTTTTTTAGATTTTTTGTAGACTTTGACGTACTTTCAGAAAGTATAGTAGATGAAGAACCGTATTTGAAATGTATTCAAGATGTTATATATAACATTTATAACATAAAAAATCTAAAATGTATTTCTACTATTCCCGATAAAAACGTAGAAATTGTAAGGGAAAATAAAACTTTTATAAAACAAGGATTTCATTTTCACTGGCCCGAATTAATTGTTGACGTAGAAACTGCTATTAAAATTCGCAGTAATATACTAGTAAACATCAAAACAATCTTTGGAAAAGTTGAACATTTCGATAATGACTGGGAAAAAATTATTGATAAGTGTGTATACAAAAAAAATGGACTTAGACTAATCGGATCTGACAAATGTACTATTGCTGACAATACACGAGTTTATGAAGATCGTGTGTACATACTTAAAAATGTGTACATCGATAAAAATTCTAATAGAGAATTGGTAGATTATTATACAAACAACACGCTCGCCTTAGTTAAAGATACAAGTATAAGAAGCGAAGAAACCGAAATTACAAAATACATTAATTTAAATGAATATGAAGAGGAAGAAAGACAGGTTTCTAATTCAGAACTGGTGTCTATTTCTAAAAAAAGCTTAGAATATTATGAAATTGAAAAATTTTTCAAAAATCATGCAACCGGATACAACGTAGAAGACCTCGGTAATATATCCAAAGTACGGGGTAAAGATATGTACTTAATTTATACAAAATCCAAGTATTGTCAAAATAAGCAAGGTTTTCACAAAAATAATCACATCTATTTTAAATTAACGCCTAAAGGACTTTGTCAAAAATGTTTATCTCAAAATACAGGTCTTCATGGATGTTGCAGAGATTATCAAAGTTCATATGTACCTTTAAGTACATGTATAATTACTGCTTTAAATTGGAAAAAACCAAAATCTAAAGAAGTATCTTTTCAAGAATCATTTAGCGTCAGTACTCTTTTAGAAAAACTTGAGAATAAAATAGTTTCTAAAGATGCTTTTAGGGGTCCTGGAAAAAAAAGGAACTTACAATAAATAAAAACCCAATTAATAAACCAAAAATCAATTTACCAAGAGAATTTAGAGTTAAATTTGAAATTATAGATGGAATTTTAGCATTTACAAAGTCCAATATCGGTTCAGAGTGTAATAAAAAATAAATAAAAGCAATCAATAAGATTGCTTTTAAATTTTTTTCATTTAAAATTTTTGTAAAAGCTGATACATTTCCGGTTTTTTTACTCGAACTTGTTACATTATTTACACCCGAATTTGTAGTTGTATTTGTATTTGTATTTGTATTAGTATTTGTGTTTGTGTTTGTAGTTGTATTTGTTTCAAAGCTCGCTATTTTATCTTTATTACCATTTAATTCACTAACTTTACATTCAAACCCTGACATTTGTAATTAGTATACTTACATATTTTAATACTTTTTATTTAAACGAATACTAATATTAAATTAGTTTTTTTTTTAAAAATTAATTTGTTTTATTAAATGTAATATTAAATGGGTATCAATAATCTAGCAGTTCAAACATTTAGTTCATCTGGTTCCCAATCTGTTACTAGAGCAAATAAAGCAGATAATTCCAAACAAATAACATCCGATTTTATATCTAGACCACCGATGAAATATATAAATGGCTCTGGTATTTCTGTAATTCAAGGAACTTTGGTTAAATTACCCCAATCAACAACTGGAGCTGCATATCCGACAGAAACTTTTAATATACCAAATAATATAGACGCAATAAGTGATATGGTTTTAAACATGGATTTAAATATGTCTACAACTGGAACATACGATTGTAGCGGAATATATTATTCTAAAACTTTTCTTTTAGATATAATCAATAAAATAGAAATTAGAATGGCTGGGCTTATTATTCAAACTATATATCCCGGAGATATATATATGAGAAATTATTCAGAATTAGGAACTTTAATTTCTCAAGAAAACTCATTCAATATAAAAAGAGATTCTAGTTATGTAGACACTGGTTCTATAATAGGTCACACTACTTCAAGTGGTGAAACTATTAGTTTTTCACTTTCTATACCCTTTATAGGTAGAAGCTCTGATAAGGATAGAAGCTTTCTTCAGACGGGGTCTTTTACAAAAAATTTGGCAGTTACTGTATCTTATAATAAGATATTTGATACTACCGGCAACACTTTAGATGTTATTCCCCTTTTGGCTTGTTCATCAAGCGGAAGCTCAAGTGCGAACCTTGCAGTACAAACTAGATTAACTATATTGAGTCATATTATAACCGATACTGAAAAAAATTATATTAAGCAAAATATAATTAATAGGGTAATCAATACTTCTGCTGGCGTTGTAACTCGACACATTCAAGAAAGGTTTATAGCAGCTTCTAGCACACTGGCTACTACAGCGATTGATATAGATTTAGACTCGATAGATTTAAATGTGACTCATTTATTATTCTGTTTAAACGTAGATATATGTAATCAAGATGGTTCTAGTAACGTTATACAGCTCCCTAGTCAATTTATTAGAATCGGAAGTAGTAAATTTATTAGACCAGACCAATTAAATGCTGTACCTCAATATGTAACTGGAGATAATAGATTAAGTAGTTCATGGGGTAAAGCATATTTAGATTCGAATATTAGCGCCGACACCTCATCCTCGATTTTGAATCCGGATGTTTTAGGAGTATTTAATGGATGGTTGAGTTCAGCAGAACTTGTTCTTGGAAACGAAACAACTGGACAAATTCCGTGTTCGGCGTTATATTCAAGTAAAGTAGAATTTAATTTGCAAAATGTCGACGAAAATTTTTATGTATTAAAACTTGCGGATAACGCTTTTAGTAGCGCTGGTATACCATTTTCACGCATCAAAAATAAAAAATTAATATTGAATGTAAGAAACAGGTTTTTTAGTACATCCTCTACCCTTACTGCACCTATAAATAGCGGCACTTTTCCTTATACACCCCGCGGTACTATAGGGACATACATCCAAGATGCGAGAAGAGATGCAACCATTAGCGTTTGTGCATGCGGTACAACCTTGCAGATTATTAACAATAATACTATTTCATTTTCTTACATTTAATGTGACTGTAAGAAATTATGTAAATGTAAATGTAAATGTAAAAAATTATGTAAATGTAAAAAATTGTGTAAATGTAAAAAATTATGTAAATGTAAAAAATTGTGTAAATGTAAAAAATTGTGTAAATGTAAAAAATTGTGTAAATGTAAATGTAAATGTAAATGTGAATGTAAATAATTTTAAATTTAAATTAATACGTATTTAATTTAAAATTATTTTCTTTTATATTATTAAATAATATAATATGTCTGGAGCAACGGCTGCCCACGCTTCATATAATGGTTCTGGGACACAAGGTCTTGCTGTAACTAATAAGATTAACGACACCGGGGATATAATGTCCGTATTTTGGACAAAGGATAAAACCACCAAACAGTTATTGCATGGTTCCGCGCTTATTGAAATTCCATCTTCGGGCGGAACCGAAATCCCTGGTAGTAACTTGACGTTTACAATGAACAGTGATATGGATGTAATAGGAGATTTGTACGTATATGCCACTTTAACGTTCGGTGGAAGTACTATCATAACAAAAGAATATGGACTTTTAAATTTGTTTGATCGTATAGAATTTCAATGCGGTACGCAAATTTGGCAAACTCTAGAATTCGCTGATATATTAGCATTAAATACCACAGAGCTATCAGAAGGGGGGTATGAAAATTTTATATTATCGGCGGGGGGTTTTTATGATACAAGTGGAGTCGCCGGACTTGCGTCGAATGGATCAATAGATTTAACCGCGGAGGCAAATACAACGCGCGCGTTTTCTTTTAGACTCCCGATGTTAACCAGAAAATTGGGACCAATGTTAAACGATTATTCGAATATTTCAGAATCTGGATTTTTAACAGCGGCGGCTCCAAATCAGACAGTTAAGATTAAGATTTATACTAATAGAACAGCTACTATGGTTGCAAACGCGATGATTTCAGCTTCCAGTACAACAGATAGGATGAATGTACGTCTATATGGAAAACACATGATTATGTGTAACGAAGAGCGTGAAAAAATAAGAAGTATACCAGGCGGAATAGCAAAAAGATTAAAACTTACACAATATAGAGACGTAATAAATCCAACAATAACACAAACTGCCGTCGCTAACACGGGTGGGTTGTGCACAGTAGAATTAGATTGCGATCACTTTTCCTTATACGCATCTCATATAATAATTCAGATTTTTGATAATACAGTTTATAATTCAAGTGACAATTTTAAATTAGGGGGTATATCGTCGACAGACTATAACGATGAGTGTTGTACTTTGATTAGTGCAGATTTGAAATTAAATTCTACTTCGTTTTGCGGACTATTAACAGGTGGTATGATGTCAGGTCCTTTACCAGAATCTATGGGTCTTTACGTTAATAACTTTAATTCAAGAACCGATCCTCATACTAGAACTATAGTTTATGTATTTCCATTAGCAAATAAGGCTTTCTCTGGTTCTGGGGTTCCACTGAATAGATTTGATAATATAAGATTAGCTCTTAGAATTTATGTTCCAGAACGGGCTGCCACTGATGTGAACGCAGAAATTAGAAGGATTTCGGCTACGTGCGTAGGTGAAACTACGGCTCTTTATAAACAGGGTGCGGCGTCTATTTCTATGTATTAAATGTAAATGTAAACGTAAATGTAAAAAAATTGTGTAAATGTAAAAAAATTATGTAAATGTAAAAAAATTATGTAAATGTAAATGTAAATGTAAATAATTTTAATTTTAATACGTATTTAATTTAAAATTATTTTCTTTTATATAATTAAATAATATAATATGTCTGGTGCTGTCGCCGCCCACGCTGCTTATAACGGCTCCGGGACCCAGGGTTTGGCTGTAACTAATAAGATTAACGACACCGGAGACGTAATGTCTGTGTTTTGGAATAAAAACGACACGACACGGCAGCTTTTACACGGCTCTAATTTTGTAGAAGTGCCTTCTCAGGGAGTATCTGGCGGACAAAATAGAAACATAATTAGTTTTGACATCAACAACGATGTAGATTGCATAGGAGATTTAATACTAGAAATAACTGCGACCATTCCAGGTAGGCCAACTGCAGATACTCAACCATTTGCCAACGGAGCCTCTGATTTATTGAACGGTATTTCTAGAATAGAATTTATTGTAGGTACCCAAATTTGGCAGACTTTGGAAAATGATGATCTATTAGCATTATATCATTCTGAAGTTTCGGAGGGAAATTTTAACAATGTATCTTATCAAATTAAAGGACATTATTTCGGCGAAGCCGAAGATGTTATACGTTTTGTTCCAGAAGTTACTCTACAGACTACTTCTGGAATTTCGGAATTTTTTGTTGCTAATATCCCGCTTAAAATGCTTACAAAAACTGTTGCTTCAAATCTTGAACTTTTCTCTGAAAACACCGAAGATGGGTATCTTATGGCAGCTGCACCCAATCAGCAAGTCAGGATTAACGTTTCCACAAATGCATCAAGCTCCGTAGATCCTCAATGCACTGCATTAACGGTCAGGTTATTCTCTAAAAATATAGTAATGTGTGAATCTGAGCGCCAACAATTATCTGCAACGCGCATCGCTAAGAGAATTAAGGTTACCCAAAATGCCGTTATTAATTCACTCGCCACTGATACAACTATTACTATTGTATTAGACCATTTTTCCTTATATGCATCCCATTTAGTAATAATAACCGAAATTCCTTATTATAGATTAGATACAGCTGAATTACTATTAAACTCGTCTTCATATTCGGGTGAAGTTCCATTTTCGTTATTGAAAGTTACTGGTCCTTCGATGGGACTTTTCTCAAATAGTGGAGAAAATGGTTCGGGAAGCGACGATAAGTCTTACTTTATCTTTCCGCTAGCATCTACCGCATATAGCGGCTCCTCTGTACCGTTAAATAGATTTGATAATATAAGATTAATAATAAGAGTTACGGGCAACGTAGCAGGTACTTCTAGGAAAACAAGCGTTACAGCGGTTGGATGTACAACCGCATTATATTCAAATGGGGCGGCGTCTATTTCTATGTATTAAATGTAAATGTAAATGTAAAAAAATTATGTAAATGTAAAAAAATTATGTAAAAAAAAATTATGTAAAAAAATTATGTAAACGTAAATGTAAAAAAATTATGTAAAATATAAATATAAATATAAATATAAATAATTTTAAATTTAATTAATACGTATTAAATTTAAAATTATTTTCTTTTATATAATTAAATAATATAATATGTCTGGTGCTGTCGCCGCCCACGCTGCTTATAATGGCGCCGGGACCCAGGGGTTGGCTGTAACTAATAAGATTAACGACACCGGAGACGTAATGTCTGTGTTTTGGACAAAACACGACACAACAAGACAGCTTTTACATGGGTCTAGTATTGTGGAAATTGTAAGCTCCGGTTCTTCTGGAACTACAAATGCATTTGGATCTTCTAGAATTTTTACAGTTAATAACGATGTAGACGTATTGGGAGATTTATACATAGAACTGACGCTTAACGTTGCTTTAACTGCAGGTACAAGCACAGCCGCAGCAGATATGGTCACCAGTTCTACTGGAACCGGCCATAGAAGACTTATAGATTACGAATTAGATCACAATTTCCAGTTCAAATTAATAGATCGCGTAGAATTTATGGTTGGTACTCAAATCTGGCATACATTAACTGGGAATGATATCAAGGTTTTGACTAAAACGTATAAATCGGAAAGTTGTTCAGATACACTAACTAAACAAATCGCTTCTGAAAGATTTTTGGTTGGATCAGTTGATCAAACTTTCTTGCCAGCAGACAGTGCATCTATAACCCAGGCGCCAGTTACCTCACAACCCTCGGGAGGTACGAGGAGCTCATTACCGGTATCGGAGAACACAAGAGTTGTATTATGGATACCAGCTATGTCGGCTGACTTATCCGCTCCACTTAGAAAATTTTACAACATTACTGAAAATGGCTACATTATGGCTGCTGCTCCCCAACAATCTGTTAAAATTAAAATAACATTTGCAACAGGTACTGCCACTGGAAATTTCCTTGAAAAAGAAATGGCGGCAAACACTACTACCCCATTTACACGTGCCGCAGTGGCTAATGCATATCCCGCTATTACATCAACCTTTATCCCCGATCAGAACGGAACACTTGACCTTAGTGGCGCAATATTTGACTTGCCACTAACTAACTCCGCAATCGTTCCGGCGGCGCCGAATGCGTCCGGAGTTGCCATAGATTTAGATTATTATCCGTTTAAGCGCGTAGTATTGGGATACGGAGCTGCGTTCACAACTGCTTCAGGTGGAACGATTCCAGCTCAATCTAACTCTATAAACATGACTATAGGTCGTGTAAGATTATTCGGAAAGCAAATTATGTTATGTAAAGAAGAAAGAGACCAAATTAGAAGTGTTCCAAATGGTCTACCTTATAGGATTAAAATGTCTCAGTCTATTAGAGCAGAATTACCAAGATTGACAGAACAAACCATAGATTTAGACTCGTTTTCCCTATATGCGTCGCATCTAATAATCAGCGGAGATTGGGCCGGAGCTACTGCACATATTATTTCAGCAGAGCTTAAATTAAATTCTTCGTCGTTTTCTGGTGAAATCCCTGCTCATTTGCTTAGAAATGATATGGCAGAAAGTCTAAATTTGTATTCTGGAAAAACTTTAGTAAATTCTCACGTCCAGAAAGGTACTTACACTCAAAAATTGGGAAGATTTGAAAGACCTTACTTAATTTTTCCATTAGCTTCTACTGCATTCTCTGGTTCTTCTGTTCCGTTAAATAGATTTGATAGTATCAGATTAATACTCAAATATAGCTCAGCACCGAGTGACATAACAACAGGAAGACCACCGGAACTAACTACTTTTGGAATTACTGTAACATGTGTAGGAGAAACTACAGTACTTTACAAAGGCGGTGCAGCTACTTTAGCTATGTATTAAATTAAAAAAATTAAAAATTAAAAATGAAAAATGAAAAATGAAAAATGAAAAATGAAAAATGAAAAATGAAAAAAATATAAATATTTAGTTATTACAATTACAATTACAAAATGTTAACTAAATATTTATATTATTTAATGTTGGTTATTTTATCGCTATCTGGTTTTATAATTTTTTTAATTTTTGCATTACAAATAGCCTACTTAATTCTTATCTGATTTTATTTATGTGATTTATATGGAACTTATAAATTTCCAATTTAATTCTTTGCATATATTTTTCCATATTTCATCTTGTTCGTACATTTTGTCTCTACTTTTTAGAAGTGGAAAATATTTTAAATATTCATTTTTTTCTAAAAGCTGAAAAAATTTATAAAGTGTATATGAATAACTCAAAAAATTTTTTCGCGAGGCTGGGCAGTGCTTTTTGAAAGGAGTTTGAATTTCATTAAACATTTTTAAAAGTTGGTTTTCTAACTCCTGATTTATAATTATTCTTTTTTCACCCGTTATTCGTGTAATTATATTAGGTATGTGTTCATAATATTTATTAAATTTTAATTTTTTTAAAAATTCTTTTATTTTATCATACGTTATATAATTTTTATCTGTAATTCTTTCTTTCCTGATTTCTAAAATAACGCCATTTATTATTTCTTCTGGAATGCTTACTCCCTCTCGTCCTTGAGTTTGTGATATCCATTCTTTAAAATGATTTGTTCTCTTATAACAATATGGTTTATTATACTCGTGTGTTTCAGAATGATTCCATTCTCTTGTATCTAATACATTAAAATTTTCTATAGAGCCACATGTATAACAGACATTTACACCAACAGACTGGTCGTTAATTAATTTATCTCCACATTCCATACATTTATAAGTATACGATATTGGATTAATATATCCGATACCTTCTTCGGGAAAACACTTAATTATATAATTTTTATATAATAGTTCTTTATTATTTTTAGAGTTTAGATGTATATATCTAGAAATATCTCCTGAATTTTCATTATCATTATAATTTTCATTATCATTTTCATTTTTAGTTAATTGTTCTGCAGAATCCAAATCTTTAATAAAATCTATTGCTTTAAATAAATATTCTGCTAATTCATCATTCGATTCTATTTCTTTAATTTTTTCATTTAGAATTTTTATTTTTTGTAAATTTGAAGACGTGTCACAAAGTTTTAGTGTTTCAATTTCCTGTTTATAAATTTTTATTTTTTCTTTTTTAGATTCGATTTCTTTTATTTTTTTTTCGTGTTTTTCTAAAATAGAAGTTCTAGAATCCGTATGAATTGGCTTTTTGGAAATTTTGAACGAAGTCATATTTCAATAATTAATTAATATATTTTTTTTTTAAACGGTTTAATTTAATAATTAATAACTTTTGTTTATATTAAAATTATAGTTATATGTTAATTAAATTTTCACAAATTTTCAAAGTAAATAATCTTCGTAGAATAGCTAAAATATATAATATTAGGTATGTCTCAAAAGTTAAAAAAAAAGATTTATTAGATTTATTAAATAAACATAATTTTATTAAAACTATTCAACGAAAATTTAGAAATAAACTTATCTTAAATAGAGAATGTCCTATATGTAACGAAATACTAATGTACCCATTCGTTTCGTTTAAAATTAATAGCTCGTTTTTTTACTACGATTTTAAAACGATAGTTTCTTATTTTGAAAAAACTGGAAATTTTAGAGATCCATGTACAAGAGAACTAATTTCAGATAAAAAAATATGTGAAATAAATTTACTAATTTATTACTACTATGGAAAGAATACAAACAAAATTCTTATAACAAGAGGAATGGTTAAAAAAGCTGAATTTAACATTATTGCTTACTGTCTTTATGATATAATAACAGAACTTGACAAAATAGATAATTCAAAATTAAGTTTAATATACGATTATGTATTGCCTAGATTTATATATTATATAAATTATCTTATTAATAGATATCCAAAAGAAGAATATGTAATTGTTTTAAACTCTTGTAAAGAGTCAATCAAAAATGATACAATGTTAGAGTATATTAGAATTATCGAAAAAAATTATTGCTAAATTTTTTGATATAAAGGACTAACAGATATAAAGAATGTAAATGGCAAATTGCAGTATATGCGACCCTAAATGCAAATTTAAGGAGTGTATTTGTAATGCTAGTTTTTCAATATTTGATGAAACGTGTAGTGGCTTCACTGAAATTTTTGAAATTTCTAAATTCTCAATTATAAAACCTTGGTCTATATCTACGATTACAGCTGTCTGTACTTTCAATAGCAATGTAGATGTTAAAAAATATACAGATTTTTATGGTTATAATTTAACTAAAAAGAAATTTTACAATTGTATACATTGTTATATAGGCGTAAAATATCAAAATAAGACTAAAATATCTGTTAAAATATTTGCAAATGGTAAAATGCAAATGGCAGGCGTATTAAACGTAACAGCGATGACTTATGGCTTTAGAAAAATATTTAAACGTTTATCATCTTTAAAAGCATTTGAAGACAACGACGCAGCATATATTTCTAACATTAGAATATGTATGATTAATTCAGATTTTAGAATAGATAAAAACATAAAACAGTCTAGTTTATGTAAATTTTTTGACGAAAAGAGTTTATCTTACATAAAGAGATACTCTTTTAATCCAAATAAATACCCTGCGATAAATTTAAAAATTTTAAATTCCAATGGTATTGATACTACAACCTGTTTAATATTTAGATCTGGTAGTATAATGATTACAGGTGGAAATGATATTTTAGAATATTCTAAAATATACAAGAATTTATTAAAAATTCTGAGCGAAAACGATTCGATTTTGATATCTTAGTCCTTATCAATTTTTTCATCGATGTTTTCATTTTCATTTTCATTTTCATTTTCATAATTTTTTTCATTTTCATTTTCATTTTCTAAAACTTCTTCAGTGGAATTTTTTGGTTGCTTAGTAGATTCTTTGGACTTTGTGGATTCTTTAGACTTTGTGGATTCTTTGGACTTTGTAATATTAGGCTCCTTTTCTATAAAAATGTCCGCTAATAGTTTATCTAGTTTATCTAGTTTATCAGAATGCTGATTTGTTTTCAGATACAACTTATAAAACATGTAAAATAAAATTACAATTAAACATAGAAAAATTGCGCTATAGATTAAATATTGATTACCAAACTCGAAATCCATTTTAATTATTTGAAAATATTTAAAATGTTTTTTTAAAACGAATATTATTCAGAATCATCAAATAAATTTTCGTCGCTAGATATGTCGATACCAACAATAAATGTGGTTCTTTTTAAAATTATACCAGATTTTTGAGGGTATTCTCTCGTACCCTGCAAAACTACTTTTATGTCGTTATTAGTAAAAGTAGACATATAATAGTCTTTTGTAAATTGTTCTCTTGGCAAATTATTTTCTCTGCAGTGGTCATTAAATGCCTGAGAAAATACTTTCATAGGAATATAAAAATTTTTATCATAAGTAACATTTCCAGATTTTAAGAAATGTTGTAGTGAATTAGTAGTTTGTTCCATATCTTCTTTATTTTCATGAAAATAATGGGGTAAAATATTCCAAATTCCTTTCTTACCATAAGTTGCTAATGCACTGTAGTATCCCCTAACACATAATTTTAAAATAAAAGGGATTTCCCTTGTCAATTTTTTTTCTATTTCGGTATCTGTATTTTTAACTTTTTTCCAAAAATTAATTACAGCCGTTCTCCTTGATACACTTTCTGAATTATTTTTATAACGCATAATCTTATTTCCTCCCATAGTCATTGGGACTTTCCAATCGATAGTTTCATCATTTTTATACTTTTCAGAATATGTATTTCTACCACCTTCTACGAGTAGTTGCCAATCAGTTTGTTCCATTTTGAAATTTTCAGCAATTTCAGGAGCTATCACCATAAATTTGTTTACATGCGGCTTTATTCCGTATTTTGCATCAATATTATTAGATATTATACCAACATCTTCTTCTTCATAAAATTTTTGTAAAATTTTCATTAAGATTGTGCTTTTACCGGCCCCGGCCTGACCAAGCAAATATAGTAAAACCTGCCAATTATCTAATTCACCTATATCAAAACACATTCTTCCCATAAAAATACACAACCATTTTTGTATTTCTTCTGGAAATTCTTGATAATTTAATACTTCTTTAAAAGTTGGACAATGATTTATGATTTTAAACCAGTCGTCTTCGTATTCATCAAAATTATTGAACACCGAGTCATGATACTTGCACGCTACTACATAACTCGTAATATACGGGTGTGATTGTCCGTAAGGTACAAAAATATCTTTGTATACTGGAATTTCATCGGGTCCCGAAATATTGTATTTTGTAATATAATTTCCATTTTTGAATGCAAAAAGATGTCTATCTTTAAAAAGTTCTGGTAATTCCGGGCCTACATATTCCATAAAGTACCTCTCTGCATTATTAATATTGCTTATACCGTTAGCGGTTGCATTTTTCCACTGATTAAAATTTACTTTGTGGTCACTCTGTTTATAAATGTATTCTTTTATAGAACAGTGTTTTTTCCAGGCGTGTGTATTATTTCCATTTTTAATTATAGGTTTATAAAGATTAGAACCATATCTCGTAAAACCTTCTTCTTGAATTTTTTCGAAAAAAAATAGCAAAAACATCTGATACGGCGTTTTTTTTGATTCATCAGTGAATCTGCTAAATTTACAAAGCATATCTGGATCTTCATTAGAAAGAGGATTGTGCGACTCGGTGTTTGTTTTATGAAGAAGATAAATAACTCTTATAAGTCGTTCACTATAAGATATTACTTCATAAATCTTGTCCCAGTTTGACATATATTTTTCATATTCAGGAACTGTGCTTTTAAACTTTCCATAAATAATAGTAGTTTCGAGCATCGCGCGATCTAATTCATCACGCAATATAGTTGTATCGATTGAATTTATATCTGTTATGTTTAAATTTTTACAAGCCCCTCTTACTACATCTTTTGAATCTATCGTCCATTTAACGCGCAAGTCTTCATAAAAAGCCATGATTTCATTTAAATCAGCGTTTTTAATTTTTTCCTTTATTTTATTAGACCATTGGCGATTATCACCCTGGTCTGCCATATTGCTTATACTCATATATAAGTACTGCTTTTATATAAATTTAAAAATTTTAACACGATATTTTTATACATAACTAATTTTAGCAATTAAAGGCTATTTAACACGTTAAATTTTTCATTTATAAATATTCGTATATTGTAGTATACCATATATAAATGAAAAATTTTCTTTTATTTAAAATTAATGGAGAAATAGAAAAAAAAACTACAAAGTGTAAAATTTTTCCAAATTCACACGACGAAATTAATCTCGACTTAGAATTAAAATTCTCACATTATGTAAAATACGAAAATTATATTATTCTACATAATAACGATTCTAATAAAGAATTAAATAAAACCGTTTTTTACTTTACATTTGATAGATTTAAAGGAGATATAGCATTAATTAAAATTGGAGCAGATAATTCAATTAAAAATTTATTAATTGATGATTATTTTAAAAAACTAACAAAAAAGCTACAGGAAAATAACAAAAATATTTCTAATTCCAATTCTGACGATGATTCAGATATAGATCTTAGTATATATGGTAAAATTTTAACTAAAGAACCATTTGAATATTAATTTTATTTACATTTTACATTTACACTTTATTTACATTTACACTTTATTTACATTTTAATGTTTTAGATTCAGTTTTTTCACGGTCTTCTATATATATATAATTATGTAAGAATTTTGCTTTTTCTTCGTTGTTCATTCCGTTTATTTTTTCAAAATCATAGGAAAAAAATTTGAGAATCCTATCGTAAACGTCTCCTTTTTTAATGGGTTTTAAAATAGCACCCTGTTTAAGTTCAATAGTGCCTGTGTTAGTATTACAAATATCCAACTCGTTTTTTTCCATAAAAGCTAATACTTCACTTTGTTTTTCTTTTTTAATATTTGTAAGTTCTTTAATTTTGTCTTGAATTGGTTTAATTTTTAATTTCAAATTTTTAATCTCTGTTTCGATTTTATTAAATTCTTCTACTTCATGCTTAAAAAGAAGAATTTCGTTGTCACTAACGTTCAACATCGTGTTGAATTTAAATGATTTATTTTTTTAAATGGATTTTGAAATAATTGAAGAATATAATTTATAAATGTAAAATGCATTTAACATAAGAATAAATACTATAATAATACAGTAAACTTTAATAGGCCAGATAAAATCGTTCAAAAAACCCCTTATTTTATTTTTATTTTCTTCATTTAAAAAAGACTCGATCATATTAAAAAATTACAAATATTTTTAATCGCTAAAATCACCGCCGTCTTCAAAAAAATTATCTTCAACATCTGAGTCAGAGATATCTACGTCAAACGAACAGTCTTCTTCATTTTCAGAATCAGAATCATTCTCTGAATCAGACTTAATTTCTAATTTTTTGATACTGTCTATAATATTTCTAGAATCTAAAATTATACTTGTAATACCTTTTTTACTATAATTTTTATTAGTTACTATTTTAGTTTTACGTATTAATTTTTTATTTTGTATTCTTAAATTTTCAGGTATTTCTAATATAGATATTGGATATAAATTTTTGCGGGGTACTTTTTTACATGGAATATCGTATATTCTACGTTTAAGAGAAAGTAAATTTTCTTTTTTTTCAAAAAAAAGAGACATATTTAATTTTTTGAGAATAAAATTAATGTTCGAAATATAATTAGATTTGCTCATCCCATAATTATTTTTTGATATTTCTAATAAATGTATATAATTTTCTAAATTTTTATAGAAGTCGTTTTTATTATTTTTAATCAATTCTATAGAAGTCTCCGGTGGTTTTATTTCATAGGATGGCATTTTTATTTTATTTAATTCTGTTTCTAAAATAAAATCACATTTCCCCCGTTTTGACTCTGAGTGTAAAATCCCGCATTTATATACCGAATATTTTATTTTATCTGGTTTTATAGTTTCGTAAAAAAAAGCAGCTACGCCGCATTTACAATTCATTGTTAATGATATATAAATTAATGCGTCTTAATCTTTAAATTTTTTAACAATATTTTTATGTGTTTAAATTAAAATTTGTTTAATAATACAATATAAAAGCTAAATGTATTATATTTATATCAATGGATCGTGTTAGTCAGTTAAAATGTATACAAGAAGAATGTCTAAAAATTTTTGAGAAAAAAAATGCCGATTACGGGGATGCGTTTGCTACGCATGGGGTAGTAGGCGTATTAGTGAGAATTAATGATAAACTTTCTAGATTTACTAATATTACCACGAAAGGTATTGAAATTAATGTCACGGACGAAACGTTAAAAGACACGCTCATGGATCTTCATAATTATTCTGCTATGGCTATAATGTGTATGTCTGCGAATGAATGAATCTACTCTGAATCTAATACTATTTTTTTTTTGAGATACTCTTTATAATTTGAAATTTGAAACCAATCTTTATCGATTCCGGGGCATGTAGTAGAATTAAAGACATTTGAAACTTTTATAAAACTTTCATTTGCGTATTCCCTAAAATTATTTATATCAACGGATAATTTTTTATAGTCACCTAAATTATTCGAGGTTTCTAGTAAAATTTTAAGTTTTTCTAAAAAACTAAGCAACACGGTTTCTATTAAATTCCAAATGTTATTGTTATTTTTTCTAAGTTTGTTCTTCTTGTCCAGTCGTTGTGTCAAAATTTTCCATCTTTCTTTAGATATATCTCCAAGTAAATATCCCACTCGATTTCCTAATAGTTCGCGCTCAGCTATTTCTTCGTCATTCTCAAAAGAACGTACGACTACTTGAGTATGCCGATAAAATCTATATACACAAATAAAATAATCTACTATTCGGTCTTTATTGAAAAAAATTCTTCTTAGAGAATTCAGAAGTTCAAACTCGTTTAAATTATTTAAACCACATTCTTGATGAACAATTGCATTTGGGTTTGGAAGTATCTCCTGTTGTGTCTCTCTTAACCATCTGAAATATTCGGGATTGTGATTATATCCCGTAATTTGAAAGCCGGTCTTCCATGAAAATTGGACGTGGCATTTGATGCACCACATTTGATCACAGCCATCGATTTTTGAAATCATTTCTCCACATCCGGGACATGGTTTCGAAGATTTTTTAATCAATCTAACAGTCTCTTTAGTGTGTTCGTCGCATTCATGGTCCTTGTTTTTGACACACATGCAGCTAATACAATACTGGACATCACAAAGATTACAAAAATATTTTGAATTTAAAAATCCCTTGCATAAATCTCCTGGACATTTGAATGTAAAGTTTTCTTTCGCTGATATATCCGATGTAGAAGTACCGTTGTATAATCTTTCAATTTCTAATGTATATGCATTAGCTATATCGGTTAAGGATTTAACTTGCTCTTTTAATTTTTTAATTTCATCAAAAATTTCGTTACGTTTATCGTTTAAATCCCTGCCTTTTTTAATTTGAGAAGCTCTTTTTTGAGTAGCAGGTAAAAGTGACATTTGCCTTTCCAAAAAAATATTTTCAGTATGTATTTTAAGCTCATTCTGAACAAATTTTTTAGTTAAATATGTATTCATAAATTCCCTGTCCCAAGTAGTTTTACAGAAAATGCATTGTGGGTCATCAAAAGAGTTAATAATGTAAGTTTTACAGCACGTTCTACAAGCAAACTTATCGCCACTACAACCCTTACACATCACTTTAAGAAAAGTTGAGTTGTTAAAAGATTCACAGCAGATGTCGCATTCCATTCTTCTTCAATAATTAAATTTAATTTATTTTTAAGTAAATTATTTTTAAGCAATAAATGATTAATAGAGTAATAATTATATGGAGACGGTCGGACTCGAACCGACGACCATAGGCTCATAAGACCTACGCTCTAACCAACTGAGCTACGCCTCCATATAATTATTTAATATCACGTGGCCTAATTAAATATTAAATTTTTCTTTAAGTAAGTTTACATTAATTTTAATATTTTAATTTTAATATTTTAATTTTAACATTTCTTTTTTGGTTTACTCTTTTTTGGTTTTGCTTTTTTAGGCTTTTTCTCCTTTTTAGCTTCCTTTTTTTTCTTCGGCCTCTTAACCTTTGCCCAAGCTTGTTTTAGTGTAAGACCTTTTTTATGCATAATATTAAAAACTTTTCTAGTTAATTCGGGATCTGGTGCCATTATAATCTATTATTAAATAACTATATTATTTTTAAAATTAATCGCAAATAATACAAAACACGAATAATACAAAACACGAATAATACAAAACACGAATAATACAAAATTAATCAGAATATAATATAAAAATACGTTTAACTTTAATTATATAATATAATATAATGAAACGTGTTCTAATAGACGATACTACTCTTGCCCTTAAAAAAAAATTAACTGTGCAACCTTATTTACCAGGGTCTCCGGTAGTTGTTAGTTATTGTATGTATAAAATTCACGAAAATTATATTTATATTCCTAAATATTTTAATTGTACACATGAAAATACTCATGAAAATACTCATAAAAATACTCATGAAAATACTCATGAATTAGAAAATAAGCACGTTTTAGTTAAAATAAATATTAATTGCACCCCGAGAGACTATCAAAAAAATGTTATAACAGACATACACAATGAAATTATTAAAAATGATTCATGTATGGCCTGTTTATATACGGGGTGGGGTAAAACCTTCGCTAGTTTGTACATAGCACATTTATTATGTGTTAAGACTTTAATTATAGTTAATAAAGAAGCACTTTTGGAACAATGGAAGGAACAAATAATTAAATTTACCGGAATAGTACCGGGTATAATTCAAGGAACTAAAATTGATACACAAGCAGACATTTGTATAGGAATGATTCAAAGTATTTCTATGAAAGAATATACAGATATATTCAAAGAATTTGGGTTTACAATTTATGATGAAACACATCACTATTGTTCGAAAGTTTTTTCTAATGTATTCTTTAAAATAAGAACTAAATATAATCTAGGTTTAACTGCAACTATTAAACGTGCAGATAAATTAGAGTATGTATTAGAATGGTTTTTAGGAAAAATAGCGGTAGATGTTAAACTTTTGATTATAGAACCCGAAATACAGATTTATTATTTTTGCGATTACGACGAAAATACTATAAAATTTAATGTAAATGGAAAAATAAATTCCCCGGGAAGTTTAACTGCTATAACTGAAAATAAATTACGAACAGGTTTTATTTTAAAAATAGTAAAAGATATGTATAAAGAAGGTCGTAAAATTCTTGTGCTTACCGATAGGAAGGCACAATGTGAATATATTAAAGAAATGTTAAAAGAGCTATCAGTTGGTATTTATTACGGAGGTATGAAAATGGAAGAACTTAAAAAATCTAATGACTGTAGAATAATAGTAGCTACGTATCAAATGGCTTCAGAAGGATATGACAATCCAGAATTAGATACTCTTATCTTAGCGTCACCTAAATGTAACGTAGAACAAGCGGTGGGAAGAATATTAAGAAAAAAAAATAAAAACAACGCAGTTGTAGTAGACATTAATGATTGTATTAGTATATTTAATAATTGGAATAAAAAAAGACAATCATTTTATAAGTCAAGAAATTTTAAAATTAAATATGTAAACGATAACTATACAAAAGATAACTATACAAAAGATACGAACGATAACTATATAAAAGAAACGCACGATATAAAATTAAATAAGTGTTTGATTATAGATTAATTATTTTCTCATTCTTCTAAGTTCACTTTTAACCATGCTTTCTCTTATAGTTGATTCGACGTTAGCATTTAATCCAGATAGACTCGGAGTCAAATCTTCAGTGTTGATATCGTTTGTGGGTACCGCAGTTCCAACGCTATCAACGGCTACATCTTCCGGTTGAATGGTAGAGTTTAGAGCTACATCAGGATTTGCACTCGTAGAGGACATTTTATCATATGGATTAGAAGATGTCTTGGAATTTGTATATGTGTATGAAGGGCTTTTAACGTCAAAACCGCTATATTTAAAAATATCGTAATCTTGAATTTTTTCTGTATAGGATTTATTGCTATCGAAAATTGATGTAGCGAACGCTATATTTTCTCTCGCAGTGTTGTTAGGAAAGTCTCTTTTTTCAGCAATTACGAATACATATATAAGTATGCCGATAATAATTACTACACCAGCTACTCCGAACATTACAGTCATGTTCATAATTATGATTTAAGATAATAAAACATTTTTTTTTATAAAATAATTAAACGTTATTATTTTTTCGTGGTGCTAAACAATATTTAATTTTTCCTAAATTAGCGATATTATATAATATTGTTAACGGATAGTCTGTTTTCAAATATATTTCAATTGTTGAACACAAATTAGTAGATTTGCAAAATAACAAGATATATTTAACATTAAAAGTTCCGGACTCGTAGTTATCACCATCTACTAGCGTATCGTTTGATTCGTTAATTTTAATTTGCTGTTCTGCAAAATCACCCTTTGCCGATAAAATCAATTCTTTCGAATTAGATTTAAAATATATGGTATCAGATACATTCGATAACTCTAATATATAATTTTGAAAATCGGAAGATGGCATAGTAATGTAAGAGTTAAATGATATATTAGGAATATTGTAAATTTTTTCATCCATATCGAGTATCTTAACTTTACTTTCGATACTAGTTTTTTTATTACTGTTAATTGTTTTAATATTTAAAACAGTTGGTTCATTTTTATTTATATAAAACGAGATTGTATCTGCATGTTTACTTCCCTTCAGTATCTTAAAAATAGATACTAAATTTAATCCTATATTTAATTCATTTTCACAGATGTATTCTTCAAATTTTTCAGCATTCAAAACTAAATTTACTATTGCACAATTAGTTGAATCTATTGTAGTCAGTTTAATACCCGACGAAGATGCAGTAAAATTTACGTCGCATAATATATTTTTAAGAGCTTCGAATAAAATTTTTATTGCATTTGTTTGAACTGTTGTAAAACTAAACAACCGATTATCTGTCATTTGTTTAGTTTTAAATTATTTTTTTATATATTTTTATATAATTTTATATAATTAGATTAATTTATAATCATCCTTTGGATCAACTGCCGCATGCCTTTTCCAAATTAAACTGCATGGTAGTTTTCTTATTATACACTTTTTACCATTGATTGGTGTATCATTGGAAATCATAATTAGAACTCCATCTTTATCTTCAAAATTGAATTCTTGAAAATTTGGATGGTCCGCAAGTACATCTTTCAATTCAATTGGTTCTTCCCTATCTCTATAAAAGTTACAAAGAGGGCCTAGGTATGGCGTAACCCAATTTGTAATATTAACTTCATTTAAAAATATGCTCTCTGGATAATAAAGAAATCTCGCAGGTTCTATTTTGAAATTATAAATTGGAAACCTAATGTCCTGTTTACGCGTAATGTATTTCATAAATTGACCATTAAACATATATTCAATCGTGATATAATTGATTTTATTATTTTCTTCGATGTCCTCTATATCTTCTAGTCCAAGTTCAGACTTTACAATTTCAGAATTATCTTCAAGTCTAATTCGATAACATACAATATTGTAAACGTCTTTTACAGGCACGTCTTCGAAAGTCTTATATTTTATAGGGTAAAATTTATTATATAATTCATATACTTTATTTAAAAAAAAACTAGAAGCAAATAATCCAGATACAGAATAAAGAAACCACATTGTTTAATCAATAATATAAAGCTTCTTTATATTAATTTAAAAAATGGAAGGCATAGAAAATGAAAATATCCCAATTAAATCAAAAAGGGGTAGAAAAAAAAAATGGGATAATACTAATTTTAAAAACTACACCACTAATATATGTCCCCCTTTAAATTTTGCAGAAAAAACAGCAAATCAAAATATTGAAAAAGAGCCTAATTCATTATCCGGTTTTGACGATTTAAATTTCGGAAATTTAACTATAAAAATAAAAGCCAAAGAACAACAACATTACGCGCTCTCTTTTACATCTGAAAATAAAAAATCGAGTTGCTTAATAGATGTATCTGATGAAGAAGATCAAACTAATTATAAGCTGGATTATATTAAAAATATAAAACACAAAGGCGATAAAGAAATAACTAATATTAACATAAGGTGTTATTATTGTCACCATTTATTCGACAATAAACCATTTTATATTCCATTAAAATATTCAGAAACCCTTAATAGATACAAACTATTTGGTAATTTCTGTTCGCCTAATTGTGCAAAATCCTATTGCATATCTAGTAAATTATTAGAAAGTAAAACACACTTACTATGTAAATTTTATAGAGAGCTTTTTGGTCCTAGTTTTAAATTTTCACCAGCTCCTTGTTTTTTAAGATTAAAAGAATATGGTGGAAATTTGAGCATAGAAGAATTTAGAAAAGTTTCTTATACTAGTAAAGACTATATATTAAATAACGTTATCTGCGATGTTATAACTCTATATTGATATATTAATTTTATAAAGTTTATATAATACAAATAAAAGAGCAATTAAAATATAAAACAAATATGTTTTAATTTTAAAAAGTAGTCTATTAGTCAAGTCGTATTCTAAATTATCTTCACCGTTTATATTAAATTCAGAAAGAAAAGACATTGCAGATGTTCGTAATTCCTTTTTATCTATATTAGACGTATAAATTTTATTCATTAATTTTTCTAATTTGTCTAAACGATTTGTAATTTTGTTATAATTATAAACCGGATTAGAAGGTATCTCACTTCTAACTCTTTCATATATATTACTAGAAGGTAAAAAACTCGCATTTTCACTTATATCGGAATCCTGATTATCTCGCATTGATTTTATTTCTGAATAAAATAATACCATTTAATATTATTATATTATTATATTTTTAAAAAAATTTAAAGATTAATTGCTCGTTTTCCTTTTTGATTTACAGTTACTTCTTTAGAAGTTTCTATTGATCCACTAGATTCTGAATCCGAATCTTTTAAAATACTTGAATAATTGGTAGACGGTCCAGACATATCTTCAGATTTTGAATTTAAATTCTGATAGGACATATTTTTAATTATTTCAGATGTTTTTGGATTTTCATTTGCTGGCATCATAGAACTCATAAAACTTTTGGTCATATGAAACATGAACGCACTACCGGCAAGAGTTACTAATAGTTGTAGCTCGGGTGGTAAATCCGCGCGGTGTTTATATTTTTCATGTAATTTAGTAAAAACAGAATCATAATCGTCTAAATTATCCATTACAGATTCAGACCACCCTTCTAATTTTGCCCCAATTGGATCGAATTTTTTGTTTACAAATTCTAGTCCTGTTATAGCAGCAACTAAAAGTTTTTGTTGAAATTTAACACTCATTTCAATTTCCATCTCATTTTTATGCAGCTCGTATTCGAATTTTAATTCGGATAATGTAGAATTCATAGAAAATTTTTTAGTCAATTCTACACCTTTTTTTTCTAATGCATATAATTTAAGTAATAGAGTTTGTTTTTCTTCTATTTTATTTTTTTTTGATTTTTTGTCATCTTCTGACCCAGATTCACTTTTAGAGTAGTCTGAATATTCGCTACCAGATTCTTCTGTTTCCGAGTTTTCGTCGCTGCCGGAACATTCATCTGAATCGTAACGTTTATCTGTTCGTGTTTTAGAGCTGTTAATAAAATTTTGATAGTCTTCTGCTGCAAATTTTGATGATTTAACCGGTTTGTGTTGCTTTTCCTTATCTTTTTTATTAATTTTTTCTCTGGGTGTAATAACGGGGACTTCATCCTGTTCAATTGTACTTAGACTATCGTCAGACTCGTCGTGTGTAAGAGTAATACCATCTACGTTTAAAGAATTTTTAACTTTAATTGGCGTATAAGATTGTTCAGTTTCAACTTTAATTCTAGGTACAGAACCACTCATTTAATATTAATATTTTATATTATTTTATATTTAATAACGCAATTAATAAAATAAATTAATATAATATAAAACCAATTAATATTTTTATATTATATTTAATTGAATGATAAATAATAATATTTTATATGCTTCAGGTATTCTATTCTATAGTAAAAGTTTAGATAACACTCCCTTTTTCTTATTGGGCAAGGATTATGAAAACAAATGGTCTAATTTTGGCGGGAGAGGTGAAATAAATGACAAGTTTGATTCTGAGATAACCGCCTCTCGCGAGGCGTGGGAAGAAACTTTAGGTTCTATAAACGATTTTGAATCTTTAAGACAATTATTAAAATCTAAAAACATAAAATATATAACATCTAAAACTCCAAGTGGGCATCCTTATTATATGTATCTTTTAAAAATTCCATATAGCTTTTCTTACAGAGATAGATTTTTAAGCACAAAAAAATTTTTATCTAATATCAAAACAGATTCTAAATTTTTAGAGATGTCGGATATTAAATGGGTATCTTTAGACACTATTAATTACTCTATTAATAATAAAAATTCATTTATAAAATTAAGACACGTGTTCGAACAAACTTTTAAATTAAATAAAAAAGAAATTTTAGAATTACTTGTGTAATAAAGATTTATAATCTTCTAAGTACAGTTTTAGTAGAAATAACTGGTGTAATAGG